GGTGTAGTTGCGTTAGCGAGTCCTACTACAACATAATAAGAATTTGTAGAGTTTTCAACTGTTTCTACAAAGTTATTTGCATTTAGAATTCTAAATTGATCAGTTACAATTGCAGCCATATTATCAGCTTTTTTCTATATTTATACTAGCCAAGATCCTTTCTTAAAGCACCACTGTCTCTAAGTCCAAAATCTCTTCTCTGGATTGTAGGATAACTTGAAATACCAGAGTAATGTGTTTTACCTGTAACTCCAATAGAAATTGCGTTAGATCTATTGAAGTTAGTTAATCGACCCCATGAGAATCCACCAATAGCAGTTCCCAAACCAACTGAAGTATCTATACCAGTTGTATTAACTCCAGTCATTATATTACATGTTATAATACCCACTCCTGCGTTGAATGCATCTACAAAGTAAATATTGTCAACACAAGTGGTGCCTGTGGCGACAACTGCACCATCACTATAAACAGAAGTCACACCATGACCAATCTGAGTATCAAAGATGTAAATTGGATATCCAACTTTTAAATCAGTCAGAGTTGCACTTGGATTTCCAGAACCTGCTCCTAAATCTGCATTTAAAGTAAATTTAAGTGCAAGAGGATTGCCACCAATACCATCAGTTACTCCAACACCAATAATATCACCATCAAATCCTTCAACAGTAGTTATTAAATCAACATCCTCTTTATTTAAAGATGGTGAGGGAGCAATAACTTGTGGTGGTTTTGTCTGTGTGTATCCAAAACCAGGATTAGTAATCGTAACTGTATTTAGACGACCACCTGATATTGAAACTGTAGCAGTCGCAGTGGTCAATCCAACAGGTGGTGTTGTTGAAGTTGTTATAGCATAATAATTATTTGTCGCAGGTGCCGATATTGAAACAGTAACTGCAGAACCGACATAGCCATTACCAACATTTGTTATATCGAGAGATTGGATTGTACCTGCCGCTGACACAACTGCAGTTAATCCAGCAGCAACAAGATCAGTAGACTCAATAATCAAACCACCAACAGCACCAATATCTAAACTTGAAAAATCTTCTTCATAATTAAAGAATGAAGCATTATCAAGATAAAGTATAGTATCTCCAATTCCAACATCACTTATAATTTTTGCAGTTGGATAAACCATTGATTCAATTGAATCTCTTGTTTTAAATACTAATTCTCCATTAATTTTTTTATCAATTTTTTGTTTAGACCAATTAAGTGGTTTAAAGTTGACCTCATCTATTCCATTACCATTATATAAATTTGTTTCAACTTCATCTGAAGTTGTTATTGCATATATGACTCTTGAATCTTGAGTGGTTGTTACACCAGAATTTTTTATTAATTGTACTGAATCACCGACTTTTATGGTAGGTGATACGGATGAACCAGCAGAAACTTGAACAGCATCAACACCCTCTGTGCCTTTATAGAAGAATATGTCAATTATATCTGTGGGATCTGGTGCTTGTGCAAACGTAAATGATGTACCACCATCAAATGTATATGCCTCACCAGGATTTTGAACCACTCCATTTATAAAAATTAATAATAGTGCATCAAGATTAATAAGGGATGATTCTGGATTATCTTCATCAATCTCAAAACTTAATAAATTAGCATTATATATTATTGGGAATCTTGTTCTTTCACCATCTTGAAGATCTTTAATTGAGTCAATAAAATCAAACTGACCAAAGTTCCAAGATGAATATTGATCGTTAAATGTTTTTAAAACAGTCAAATTAAAGTCTGTCATGGTTGTAACACCTATGGCAGTCACCAACCCTACAGGTTTAAATACATCTCCTACTTTAAAATTGTATCCATTATTTTCTAAAACAAAATTAGATACTGTAAATAAAGTTGAACCAATTCCAACAGTGGTATTAGCAGCACCGACATCTATTGTAATTAAAGCACCATCTCCTGTATCTGTGGTATTTCCAATTCCTCTTCTCGAAACACCTGTAACTGATAAATTTGAATATGATGGTGATGATACTTGAATTTGTGGTTTAGTGTATCCAGTTCCATTATTATTAATTGTGAATGAAAGCACTCCACCATCTCCTGCAACTGCTGTTATATCAGCACCTGAACCAGTTCCACTTAAATCTGTTACAGCAACTGATACTGGATTTCTGTAACCTGAACCAAAAGTAAGATCATGTAAGTATTCAAAAGCAGTTCCTGAACCAACATATGCATGAGATTGATTACTTGCACCTATACTTACACTAAATGTTGTTGATGATAGTATTCCTGTCAATCCGAATGACCTATCATTTGGTATTGTTAAGGCAGGATTAAATGTCAAACCATCTAATCTAACAAACTCATTTATATTTCCAAAATCATGATTAGTTGAAGTTGTAACCTGAAGTTCACCAGTAATGTTATTATATGAAGCAGTGCTTATACCATAAGAACTACCAGTAGTGGCAATACCAACGACACCTGCAATTGTGGTTCCACCAACCCCAAGATTAGGAACAACTTTTGCTCCAACTAAAGGTGCAACTCCAAGACCACCAGTTGACCCTAATGATACTATGACACCACCTCTAGGTAGTTGATTTTGATTTACATCAGTATCACTTGTAATCAAACTTCCATTAGATGAGGTAATACCTGTAAATACTACGTTAGTTGATGTTCCACCAACCTCTGTAAAATCATAATTATTGCCAAGATTATTAAAAGTAGTTGGTGTTTGGAAAATACCATTTAATAATAAAATACTACTTCCTGTGTTTATACCTATGGTATCTGACCCCTCAACTTTTAATTGATATGCTTGATCAATTCCATTAAAACTATCAGAAATGTCATCAAATATAAAGTTCTTAGTGTAATCTTTTCTTAGATATACTCTTCCATTAAATGATGATTTAACAGGATCAAGATTTGATGGTGTTCTTCCACTCTGATTTGTTCCTCTTGGAGGTTCAGTAAAATGTATTTTACTGTCTACAATATTATAACTTCCAGAGTATAATCTAGCCACATCACTTGCAGAATGATTTGTAGCAGCAGATCCAATATAACCTCTGTTAACCTCTATAAGATTAACAGTTCCTGTTTCAGATATTGGTCCTACAGATGTTGTTCCCAAACCAACATTTGTAATTTCCATATATTCATCATTTATCTTTATCGTATCACCAGTTGTAATTGTAGATATTCCTGCAACACTGAATAAAGTTTGATTATCTGTAATATTAAATTCTAAAGTTGTTGATATTGGAGTAAATGCTATGGGAGATTGAATGACACCATCGACTGAGATAAGTGCTTTTTCATTCTTTTTAAACATTTCAAATTCATGATAATTTCCAGCACCAGCACTTGTAAATATTAAATTAACTCCTGCTAAAGCATCGGCACGACTCTTTGAAACTTTAAATCTATCTTTATTTTGAGTATTTTTAATTGCAAATAATTCTGTACCTGCTGATAGTGTTCCACCTGCGGTTGCAATACCTGTTACTGTTGCACCAGTAAATGTAGAACCTGGTGTGTATATTATTTTTTCACCAGTTTCAAAGAAATGGTCAATAACAGTAAATTCACCAGTTCCTAAATTAAGGGCAGTAGCTGGATTAAATTTCTTTTCAAATATTGGTATTGTATTACTTTGTAAGGTAAAACTTGTTTTATTTGATCTTGAACCATTTATAGCATCATATTGTGCAAGTGATAATGATTCAGTAACAGTTCCATATTGTAGGTCAAGTGGAATATTTAATAAATCTATGTCTGTATAAAAAGCTTTACTTAATACTTGAACCTGAACACTATTTGTTCCACCAGTATAGTCTGGATCTGGATGGAAATTTAAATTTAAATCGTTACCAACTAGTGTTGAAGAGAATGTTCCAATACCAGAGGTGCTACCAATAGATAAGAATGGATATTGTGTAATATGAGAATCTGTTTCATTATGAACTACTAAAACTTGATGTAAAGCACTAGTTGAACCACTTGAAACTCTAACTATACTTTTTAAACTAGATATTTCTTCATGTAAAAATGTTGAAATTGTTGTTGCAGCAGATACATTAGCATAATTTGATTCAAATCTTACTGTTTTTTCTGTACCATCAATTTGACCAGTTGATTTAAACCTGTAAGTGCTTATTCCTGCAGCAGTTGTACCTATACCGATTATTGATGACCTAACAATAATCTCATTTGGTTCATCATTTTCATAACTTAAGATGAACGCACCAGTTGATATTCCAGTTGCAAAATTGCCAATAAAGTTTGAATTGTCACTTTCTTCAGAATCTGAGAAAAATTCTGATATGTAAGTATTAGTTCCATCATGAGTAGCATATAATTCAACAAAATTAGTTTCAGATGTATTAGGATCTTTGACTTCAATTGATGCAAAATAAGCATCAATATTAGAAATATTATCAGATATTATAACAGATGATGATGCAGTAGAAACTATCTTATTAGAACCATTAAGATTTACAAAACCAATGCTTTGAGTTCCTATACCACTAAGATCTGTATTAAAAGTATTTTGGAATATTTTTAAATCATAATCATTATTATCAGCATCATCAGGAGTGAATATTAAACTAACAAATCCAGATGTATCCATCTGAAAATTTAATTCACCTAAATCTGATGGTGTATTATGAATATTAGTTTGCTCTGCGGTGAATACATCATTATCATCTTTAAATAATACAATATCTGACAATTGTATATTTTTATTATTAGGATTTCTAAGTTGAATTAAATACCTTGCAAAATTAGTATTAATAGGTAAATCTAAGAATTTAGAAAGAGAGGTTGAAGTATTAGAGAACAATGAACTTATATCATCAATTTCTAAAACTCTATTTGTTCTGCATTCTATGTATGGAGATAATTTTGTATTTTGTAATTTTATAAATTTAGATTTATTATTAACAACATCAACATCAATTGCAAAATCAAAATTATTAATTGTATCAACACGTTTTTGATCAATTATATCAAGTGCAACTGTATCAAGGAATGTGGTTGTTGTGACACCCGCACTCGTTGCTGACACAATGCCAACATCTGCAAAATTCTTTAATCCACTAGTATGTAAAAGACGATTTACTGGATTTACTAAATCATCATATGTTATTGAACTTTTAACTGTGTAAGATAAATTTTGATAATAATTATTATCAGGTAATACTTGATAATCTTGACTTAATTTTCCAACATCATCTCTCCAACCCTGATTTTCTCTGAGTGAGTAATCAATTGTAAATCTTCCAGTATTTTCTAGTATTTGATTTATAGTTGCTATGTTACCACTATTAGCACCTCTAATCTTTTGCCCTTCAATTAAATTAAAACTACCAGGTTTACTTTCAATAACTTTTATAAACTCATTAGTGGATTCTGATACAACTAAATTAACAGGTGTAAATGATTCTCCATTAAAAGCAGATATTTGCTCCCCAACTACAAAATTATAGATTTCTTGAGTTACACTAAACGATGGATAATCGTTTTTACTAATTATTTGTGCAAATGAATTTTGACTTGTTTTTGCTACACCAGCATTAGAAGTGAACAATGATAAATCAAACGAAACAGTTGCTGGATTATTATTAACCACTGAAGAAACTTTAAAGAAATTAAATCCATTATCTTCAGAATTAAATCCATTACCTGGAGTTAAATTTGAGTGTGTATATTGTTGAATACCTTCTACAAAAATTTCTTCACCTACAGAAAATGGTGCTGTGGTAAATCCTAAAATAGGTGTAACTAAAGTGCATGTGACTATTCCAGAAGGAGCGTTGTAATCAACACTTTGAATGGATGCTCCATTGCTATTATTCAAAGCAAAAATTTCATGAGTAACTGGTTGCAAACCTCTTGGTGGAACAGATATTATTGCCTCCGCAATTGCACTACCACTAATTTTTGGTAATATTGAACCAGTTGTATCTTCTAATCCAGTATCAGGATTAACTATAACTAAATTTGGTGCAGATGTATAATTTTTACCTCCTGTAAGAACATCAACTTTAGTTATAGTGTTTGAATTTATAACTGAAATTATTGGAGATACAAATGCCTCTGGTTTAAGTGTATTATCTGATGAATACTCAAAACCAGGATTTAATATTCTTACATTATTAATTCTATTAATATTTGTTGAGTCTGGAATTAAACTAGCATTAATTCCTTGTGTTGAAGCTATACTTACAAATGTTGGCAAACTTTTATATCCCATTCCCCCATAATTTATTTTTACCTTATCAATTGAACCAGAGGCATTAGGAGATTGTGTACTATAACTCAATACACTTACTTCAGATTGTTTATATGATAATTTTTCGGGTTCTTTTTCAAGGGAAACACTGAAAGTTGTTGAACCTGTAGATACAATATTAAATACATCAAATATATTGTTGTATGTACTATCCTCATAGACAATTGATGAAAAATCATTTACATCTATCGTATCTGATGTACTAATATATCCACTTTTTTGTAAATTATAGTATAAAACTTTTGGATTATCTTCATAATGATTGAGAGTGACTGTCGCGTCATCTATTTTATTAATACTGGTGGTACCGATACCTACAGTTCCTATTCCAATTACTTGAAAATTGCTTGTTGTTCCAGTTGATACAAATTCATTCTTAAATTCTTTATCAGTAAATAATTTAAATTTAAATCCTTCAAGTGATGAGTGTCCAACACCAAAAACTAAATTATCATTTCTTACGATATTAATTTTAGGGTTAATTAATGAAAATTGATGTGTTCCACCTGTTGAAGACAATTCAATAATTTTTATTGGCATATTAATTACATCTAAAGGTGTCTCACCTAATTTAAAATTATTATTATCTACTTTGTACACAAAATATGAATTTTTATCAACTAAACCTTCAGAAGGTGATGATGATTCATAGTAAACTTTATCCCCTGTTTTAAAGTCATGTGAATCAATATTAATATTATTTGTTAAACTTGTTATTCCACTGGATGAACAAGATTTAGGATTGATGAGTATTAAATCATTTAATTTATCATATCTTACATCTACAAATAATGAAGTTCCAATACCAACTGATTGATTCGATTTTAAGTTTAAATCTATGACATCATTATTGTTCAAATTATGAGCTGTTGATAATGATACTTGAGCAGTGATTCTTTGTAGTCTTCCAGTTACTTGATCAAAATTACTCTCAAAAAAGTATTCAAAATTGCTACTTCCTATTTTTGTATCACCAACAAATGATAATCCAGTTGTACTTGTTGTTAATCCTAATTGTGTAACAATACCTATATAATTTTCTGATTTTTTTATAACAAATACATCTTGACTATTTCCAGACTCTGGAATATTAAAAGTGGTAACTCCATCATCATCAGAAACCGTTAGAGCATATCCAGCCGCAGGTTTATTAAGAGTAATCTTTTGATTAGTCACAAAAGGATGATTTGGTAATCTTATACTTTGAAGAGGTGTAGAAACTACTTTAATGATATCACCTAATGTTGAAGTTGATGTGGAACCTAATCCAACAGCTGTTCCAACACCGATAGACTCATGGGGATTGAAGAATACTTTGTTGTTTATATCAGAATCAAATCCATCAGTTTTTATTGGGATATTGAATGTATTTGGTATAAGATTTACTTTTGTTCCAACAGTATGCACTCCAGAAACAGCACCTCTCTTGACTCTTAAAATATTATTTTCTTTAAATGTATTAAGGACTAATAATTTTTCTGTGCCGATGCCGATACTACTACCTACAGATATTGGATCTGGTATTTTAGATACATATAAATCTGTGACAACACCTGTAGTAGATGAATTTGGAACTTCTTGATATAAAATTGTTCTTGCTGTTTCAAATCCAATAACGTGTGAACCATTTAAATTAACTATACTATCTGTGCTTAGACCAGAAATAACAACGGTATCTCCATTGTTTAATGGTGGTGATGTTGAAATAAATGCAGATACATTATTGTAATTACTATTAACAAAAACAACATTTTCGTACGTATCAATTGTTGTATCAATAGAAGTTATTTGTTTTCCCTTAATAGTATCAACTGAAACACTCAATCCTCCACCATTAGTTCCAGTATTATCAAAAGTTGCAGAATTACCAACTTGATAATTATCTCCATCATTTACTATTTCAATTGAATCTATTGAACCAAAAGTTGTTGATTCAACAATTGATACTTGAGTTGATATCTCATTTGATTCTGTAATAAAATCATTATCAGCAAATGCATCAGATACTTTGTAAGGATAAGTATTTCTTATTAAATTAGAGTCTTCAATTTTAAAATCTTTTTGAGATAATTTATAGTTATCAATAATAGGATTAGATCTATAAGTATCACCAATAAAATATGGAAATCTAGGTTGCAGTGATATCGTAGTTATTCCAACAAAATATGCATATGTACCTTTAGGATACTCAGGTGTCCTACAATATCTTCCGTTATGGACATCTAAATCTCCACTATTTTTAAATACATAATCATCAACAAAAAATCCAACATCAAAAGATGATGGTCTATTAATGATATTTGAACCATCAATCTCATATCCACTATTTAAAATTCTAATGATAGAGTTTTCATCAGAGGGATCACTATATCCATAAGGACCATAAATTGGGTTTCCATCATATGCCCAACCTATAATTGGTGAGTGTTCGACACCATCATCTCCGAAAGCGTCATTTCCAATTTGAGTAGAGTATCCAACAATAGAATATTTTAATTTCTCCTGTGATTCTATGAGTGCTTCAGACCCATACCTGTTAAAATTATTTGTTCGTAAACTTCTTATATCAGCATCAATTTTTAAACCAGAACCAGGTGGTTTGATCACAATAGAAGTAGTGTTATCTTGATAGTTCAAACCATTTTTTATTATAATTACTTCTACAATTTTTCCATTATTAACTACTGCTCTCAATTCAGCACCTAAACCTGTACCAATACCAACAACTTCTAAATCAGGTGCAGTTTCATAATCTCTACCTCCAGATTGAACTTCAACGTAACTTATTTTTCCATCAGAAATAATAGGTTTAAGTTGTGCATCTTTACCAAATTTTTTTGTAATGTTAACTGGTTTTTCTAAATTTAATACATTTGAACCATAACCACTTCCTTCTTCATACAAATATAATTCATCTACAGATCCTCTAACAATAGGTGTTGCTGTAATAACTCCAACATCTGTATTAGCTAATTCATATTTCAAATTTAATTTGATATCAGGATACTTGAAAACCTGATATCCAGTTCCACTATTTGTAAATTTTATATAATTTAATCTAAAGAAATCATCTGTAGATGTTCCACCCAATCCTGCATTAGATAATCTAAATGAATTTTCATTTACTACTTGAACATTATAATATGTTGATGTTGTTTTAATACCTGTATATTCGTTTAATTCTGTTATTGATTGTGGTTGTGTTGAACCTAAACCAACGTTCGTGCAGTATACAATTGAATCTCCGTCTATGAATCCATGATTGTTAAAATTAATTGTATGATTACTTGTATTGATACCTGATGGTTTAACAAATAATTGTCTATTTTGATAATTAGAACCTCCGTTAATTACCTTTATATCACTAAGTGTTAATTCTTCTTTTAATAATTTAAATTTATGAATACCATTTTTACTAATTGTAGTAAAACCAACAGTGTTTATTCCTGCATTAAAATCATCAATATTTTGAAATAATTTGATTGTATTTTTATTAATGACAGAAGGGAAATAAATTGATGAATCAACTAAAGTTGTAGTTCCTAAACCTACTACTGATACTCCATCATTTCCTACTGTACCAACCCCAAGAGGGTCATTTCCATTTTTATCATAAACTAAAGGTAGTCCGCTTGAAATATGGTGGTCAGTTAAAAATGTTATTGTTTCATTAATGTTATCAACCCCTCCAGATTGAGATATGAGTCTACCATCAAAAGATATTTCTCTCCTTCTCTCTGAAATTATTGGTTCAAAAACTGCACCAAATCCATTACCACCCTCTATAGTTACCGACAATACTTTTTGTATATCAAAATTTTGTGGATCTACTTGTACGTTTGTAACTTCACCAATAACGACTGGTTGCACCAAAGATGTGGTTCCAATGCCTGGTGATGACATTTCTAGAATTGGTGGTTTTAAAACATCATAATTACTACCACCATTTAGAACCTTAACATTACTTAAAGGACCAAAAAATATTCTATCATCAGATTTATAATTAAGAATTTCTACTCCATTAATAAGTAATCCAGTAGATCCAGATAGAGTTTTTTTATTATCTGAATTTGTAAGATTTGGATTTAAATGAAACTCTCTTAAAAGTCTTTGAGCACCAATTTTCTGATTAACTGTTCCAATTAATGAAAAAGTATGTGTACCAGTGCTCGTTAAAGGTTCAAATTCTTCAAAATCACCGATTGGAATAAATGATCTTGATTTATATAAACGTATTTGGTTTTTACTTGCTAAAACTTCAACAAAGTAAGAACCCTCAATTAATCCAGGTAATAGTGAACCTTGAGCAGTGTATGTTACTTCATCTCCAGTTATAAAACTTACATTTGATGGAAATGATATTATACTATATTTTAAAGTATTTGGATTATACCCTTGTAAATCTATATTTGCTACAGCACTTGGTAAAACTGATTTTATTAATGAAGTTGTGATGTCATATGAAGGTAATGAGTTTGATGCAACATACATTTTTTCATTTGAATCATTATAAACATTAGTAATGTCACTTGTTACTTTATTATTACCAAATTCTAAATCTACATTAGAACTAGTAGCCGTTTTTATAATTCTTCTCAAATCATACTTTTTATTATTTGCTACATCAGGAATTACTGATATACCAGCAGCGTTAAATAACGGATCAATATTAATGGTTCTTGTAGATGGACTTATACTTTTTATAACCCCAGTTCCTGCCAAATTTTCTTCATTTCTAAAGAGAATTTGTACTTCATCTCCTACTTTGATACTGGATTTATCAATATCATCTGTTATTAGAACAAAATTATTTCCACTTATGTTACTTACTTGAAATCTAGATGATGTATTATAAATCCATGAATTAGCAAAAATTTGTTTTCTTGATTTATTACTTATTGGGTTTAATATTTTTTCTCCGACATTTTTTACAGTTATTCTTTCACCTTCTGTGATAAGTCTTATATCTGAAGTTGATTCAAAATTTGATAGAACACCTGTCAATCTTAATTCGACTTTTTTAGTTAAATCACCATTTTCGTAACCATAGTAAAAAACATCAGATCTGATTTCATCTGTTGTTGATATTGGTGATATTATATTTTCACAATCAAAAAATTGATTTAATGATTTTTTGCCATAGTATATGTTTGTATTAATACCTGATACAACAAATCCAGTTGTTCCAAAACCTACGGTAGAATCTACTGTTATTACACTTGCTCCTGCAGATACATTTGTTATAGATTTTGTTATACCTGGTATTGTAAATGTTCCTTCAATTAAATCTCTATCATTAAATCCCACAAATAAACCAAGTTTATAATATGTCTTATCCTTTCTTGTTAAAGGTTCTATTTCCGATACTGATGCTGCGATTGGTGCTCTTGTATTAACATCAGTAGATTTAATTAAAGTTTGACCTAAAAGATTTGTTGGATTACCAGATAATGCTTCAGCGAGAACTATCTCTCTTCTTATATACTGAGCTGATGAAGGTTTTACAAGATATTCTTCTAAATCTACAATTTTTGGTGTTTCATTATATAAGACATTGAAAAGTATTCTAAAAGACTCTTCAGTTCCTTTAGATTGATATAATGATTTTGAATTTTTTATGAAATTACTTACATCTAAATCATTAACAAAATCAACATTCTCTAAACCAGGTGTTAATGTTTTTTTAGTTTTTTTATAAAATTCTTTTAAAAATAAAGAACTTAAATTAACAACTGTTGCATCTTCATCATGATTAACAGCAATAGTATCTGTAAATACTAACTCGTCAGGTTGATTTGTTGCATGATATGTTGTAATTCCACTAAACCCTCTGACACATCCAGTAAAAGTGTTTGTGGTCAATCCTGTATATGTAAAAATCTCTTCATTTATCTTAAATAAACCATATTCTTTTGGAAATCCCTTGGTGCTACTGACATTTACGGTTGTTGAAGTGGATGTAATACCACTAGTTAATGTTGTTTCACCTACTATAACCTCTGGAGTTAAATTATCTAATTTAATATATTGATCTAAATTATCAGTAAGATCAATCACACCTCCCTGATACTCTTGAGAGATATAATATTGCTTTAAAAAATCTACTGCTTTTGGACTTTCAGATATTAAAAATTCAGGAACTTGATTTTCAATTATCTGTTGGACTTTGACTCTTTTATCAATTCCAGTTGTTATCATATTATCCTCTTGTCAATACTCCGTTTGAATAACTAGATGTAACATTAAAACCAACACCAGATATCTGCTCACCAGATGTAATAGTGTCTTTAACCATATTTATCTGGCTATTATCAACAGCAAATGTCAAATATAAATCTTTCAAACTTAATATATCATTTGATTCTGGAAATGCTTGTATCTCAATGATATTATTAGATTTTTCCGTAGAAGTTATGTTTATTGTATTAAGAATTACCTCACCATGCACATAATCAACTACACCTGCAGATGCAACAACTAATTGTTCTCCATCTCTTTTAGTTATCGCAATCACACCTTTACCACTTCCATCAAGACTACCATTACTATTTTTATTTGGAATGTCAGTAAAGTATAATAAGTCTGTTTGACCTACAATTGTAAATCCAGTGCTCTTTATATTTCGACCAGTTGGATTTATATGAAATCTATTACCATAACATAACTCATATTGTGCAAATTGGTTTACTAATGCCTTTAAATTTCTCCTTATAATAACACGAGAGATATTTGAAGATATTGCATCGTCTATTTTGTCAATTACATTTAAAACTTTACTATACTTAAATCTTCCACCAAACTTATTAAGTTCTACCGATTTTGCATATGTTGTTAATCCACTAATTATTTTAGTCTTCAAATTAGAAACTGTTGATACCTTTGAAAGATCATAATAAACAAATGATTCAAGTTCAACATATAATAGTTTAAGATCTAATATTTTTTGATTGATACCTGTTAATGAATATCCCTTCAATTTTGATAAAATTTGTGTTTTGTCAAAATCAGATACAAATTCACCATTTTTTGGTTTTATTGTAATTGAAACTGTACCAAACTCAGGTGGATCAAGTTCTTCACCTCCAACAACAGAAACTGACTCTGTATTGGGATATATTGTTTGTATTATTGACTCATAATCTCTTGCTGTAACTGCTCTATATTGTGATGAATACAGTCTAGGTGCAAAATACTTAATTGAATCTATTGACTCGATATTACCTCCATTAGATGCCGATTGGAGAGTTGTAATTTGAGGTGTAGTTGAGGGTAATAAAATTTGATTAGAGGATGATACCACACTACCTGCGTATGAGAATGATGATGGACCGTTACCTTCAACACCATCAGTAACAATATAAGAAACTGATATTGTAGATTCATTATCAAGTTTTTTACCAAAAATACCATCACCAAATAATAATTCATATCTCTCATCAGTAACCTCTTGTATTAAATAAACCTCTGACGTATTTGATATATTTAATATGTTGTCTACTTTACGATACTCTCTTTCTGTCGTATCGGAAATTCCACTTACTTTCACAATTATGGTTGAGGTATCAATAAATGAATTTTCAAGTATAAATCTTTGATCAAGTGAACCATCTACTGTAAAGGTTTTGGTTAAATATGTGCCTTGATAAACAACTACATCATTAAACGATGATGTGCTTGAAATTATATTACCTGCATTATCTGTCAATTGAGTTGTTGTAGTGGTTATTGACTCTGGAATTGAAAAAACGAAGGTTGTATCATTACTTGAACCAACACAGAGAAGTCCTGCTTGTAAAGTATGAGTTGGTGTATTACCACTTGTTGTAATATCAAAAGATATGACAGCTTGTGATGCTGTCCTTGATCTTGGAACATATCCAACGTTTCGAGCAAGAGATACAACATTTTCACGCACTGTTGCAGAGTCAAGAAATGACTCATTAACGATCATATTCGAGTTAAATGCTGTAATATACGTATTATATGCTAAAGTATCAATTAAAACTGAAAAATTTGACCCCTCAAAGTCAAAATCAGTAAAATCTGAGTTTGCACGGATATAATCTTTAATTGAGTTCTTGATTTGGTCAAAATCGAGGTTTGTAAACTTGGTAAAAGGCATTTATCTTGTTGCTTCGAGTATAAATGTAAAATCTTGTGTAGGAATTTCTTGTCCAACAATATCAAAGAACACCGTAACCTCAAATTCGTTCAAATCTGGTCTTGGTAACACCTCAACAGTTACATTATCTATTCTAGGCTCAAAATTATCAAGTGTAATTTCAATTTGATTCTGTATCACTGATGCAGTACCAAAATCAACAAAGTCAAATAGGCTATCACGTACCTCAGATCCAATCGCAGAGTTAAAAAATCTCTCTGTAGGGATAGTTTGTACTAAATTTCTTACAGATCTCTTAATTGCATTCTCATTTTTGAGAATTGTGAGATCTTTCGTGACTGGATGGGGTGAAAAAGACAAACTTATGTCTTTAAATGCCCTTGATATCCGATTTATAGCCATTATAACAGGTATTTCCTGTTTTATTTATGACACTTTTTAAGAATGTTATTATTTATCCTAATTCTGGTTCAATTTCGTCTTTTTTTGCTCTTTCTTTTGCTGTTTTCCAGAAATAATTCTCTTCTGAACCCAATCCATCACGATCATGACCGTTTTCTACCTGATAATACACTGTTGAAACCTTAAAATCAGGCATTTTAGGTGTTTCGGGTGTAATACTGTTATCATAGATACGCATTCTGTTGTTTGGATAGAGGCAAAACTGTCCGTTGTCCAATTCTAAGAGGTTGTGAGACTTATGCTCGGCAGGTTGTTCACTTGTTGAGTAGTCAATTGAGTCTACATCTTGGTGATAATTGTCTAAAGTACAAATATAAGTGCCAGTTTGAGTCCCAAAGTCTCTTGTCATCACTTCATAGTGCATCGAACCGATAAATTGCTTCTGAACTGCAACCACTCCGTAGTCCATACAGTTCCAAAACTGTAAATTATGCAGTGTCATGTCTGGTTTTGGTGTCTCAGGGTCACTTGTAAACGCAGAAATTGGTAATTTATCGAACATTGCAGCATAATCAGGCAAATAAGTCTCAAAATAAAAGGCACGACCAGGTATACTTTTCGCAGAAACCCAGACTCCTTTCACAAATTCACCATGACCACTCTTATGATCGGTCAAATATTCTTTTCTTACCCATACTTCATAAGAGGGTAGATTCGCAATCAAACAAGCCATCTATTTTCCTTGTCCTTTGTATCTTTTACGAGCCGAGTTACGGGATGTTGCCGAGTATTTCGAGTGTTTTCCCTTCCCTTGACGAGTTTTTTTCGGACGGGTTTCGATTGTGTTACCCATACTAAATGTTTTTGCCATTAATTTTCCTCAATTTCAGTTCTAAGTTCGAGCGGATGCGGTGTACCATTTGCAAAAAATTCATCTGCCAAGTCCTGCATCTTATCCATGTATTCCTCCTCTGTCAGATTCTCAAAAAGAACCTCACCCTTATGAGTAATTTTATATAACTCTTGTTTTTTCATGTCCTACACGAATACGAGGGTCACACATAATACGGAATCCTGCCTCTTTTGCGTCTAAACAGAATGAGACATCTTCTCCGCACATATCCTGCACAGCACCAGATTCAAATACTTGCATCTTCGGAGCAAACCACGGATACTTCATCTGTTCATCTTCAAAGACACCGTGCTTTATCAGTAACCATCCGAAACCTGCATAATCAACTGTGAAAGGTTTCTTTCTTTTTGCAATTGAATCAAGTGTTTCATGGTTCATCACTCCACCATTTCCTTTGAAGTCATCTTCATCTAACCAGTGTGCAACTGAAGTTGTCTTTCCATCTTCTGTACAATACCAACCTGATGCGATCTTTTCGTCCATCAATACAAGTTGATAAAACTTTTCAACATTGAAAACAATATCTGAGTCGATCCATAACTGATAATCATACTTTAACTTACCATCCCAAGGTAACTGGTCAGGACCACGAAGAACATTTGCACCAAGACACTTACATCGGGCAAAATTTACCATTGATGAATAGTCTTGTGATATTTGAATACTTGCTTTGTTTTGAACTAAGTCAAAGCATAATGTCACAAAGTTCTTTAGAAATGTATATGATACTCCTCGACCTGGCAAACAGAACACTACTGTCTTACCTGCTATCATTCTTTTTGCTTTATCGTAATCCCATTCTGGTGTTTCTGCCTGTTTTTTTGCTTTTGCAGCTGCTGATTTAACAGTAAATCCTTTCGCCATACTAATGATCAATTATAATTATATAATACACTATTATCTATACGTTGTCAATAAAGTTAAACCATCCTGTCACGATATATTTTGATTCGGTTTTACTCACTATCCCTCGATGCATATGTGTCCAATATGCTGGCCATATAACACAACGACCTTCGACAGCATTCAAAGTTAAATCATAATTATCAAAGTATGTGCCACCATCATCTGTAACAGTATTCAAATAAAACATCCAAACAAGCACTCTGTTAATTCCAAAATTTGGTCCTTCATTCTCACAATGCAATCCAAAATATGCTTGATTTGGTTCATACTTTTGTAAATTATATCTTTCTCGAACTCCCCATCTTTCAATTTTTGCTAATTGAGGATGTAATTCCTTATACTTCTCAATTTGATGATGTAAAGAAATACCTATAATGTCATTAATTGGATTTTTATCTTGAATATCAATTCCCATTTCAGACGAGATTTTATATTCGTATACAACTCTAGTTCCCTCTGGAGTCTTCACAGAACCTCTTTTCATTAAACCATTCGTGTTCATGTAGTCAATGATATACTTACAATCTTCAGATGAGAGAGCATTATCAAATACTTCAATAAAGTTTTTCATTAATAAGAGTGTTCTTCTACTTTACCCTGTATGCAAGCATCATCTATACACTCAACGTATGTAAGTTCTTCTTTAAAATATGAGTAATATAT